ACACCGCATCCGAGATCGGCGAGGCGGTTGGGTTGTCGAAGAATGCTGTGAACGAGAACCGACCGGAAAATCCAGAGCTGGAAAAACTGGTCGCTTCCACCGCCGCGCGGTTCGAGGATGAGGCGTGGACCGATTCGGAGGGCAAGCGGCGGCAGCTCTACAACGTCTGGACGTTCGGCAAGCGCGACGACCAGACCACGCACTTCGGCAACAGTGACGCGCGAATCGTTGAGAACCTGGTCTATGCCTACACCGAGCCGGGCGGCGTCGTTGTCGATCCGTTTGCAGGCGGCGCATCCACTCTCGACGTCTGCCGCAAGCGTGGCCGCCGATGCCATATTTCCGACCGCGCCGTCAAGGCCGGACTGGAGAACGACGTCCGCGAGCACGACCTGACGGACGGTTTGCCGAGTGTCCACAACTGGAAGGACGTACAGCTCGTTTACCTTGACCCGCCGTATTGGCGGCAGGCGGCGGGCGAATACAGCGACGACCCGACCGACCTGGCCAATATGCCGCTTGATGAGTTCAACAACGTCCTCGCCGGCCTCATCCAAGGCTTCGCCAAGAAGCTCAAGGCGTCAGCCAGTGATCGACCGGCGCACATCGCGCTGATTATCCAGCCGACGCAGTGGCGTGCCGACGATCGCAAGTTCGTCGATCACACGGCCGAGATGATTCGGCGCGTTAAGCTGCCGATCGTTCAGCGAATCCAAGCACCGTATTCGTCTCAGCAGTACAACGCGCAGATGGTCGATTGGGCGAAGGAGCACCGTGAGTTTCTGGTCCTCTCGCGTGAGGTGACCGTCTGGAGGTGTGACTGATGGCCGACAAGCGCCTATTCACGCCCGACATCCGCCGCGAGTACGCCTACTCGGAGTGGCACAGGACCCAGAGCCTTGGTCGGTTCATCGGCCAAGGCGCCGCTAGGAAGTGCTGGCAGGAGGATTTAGACGCCATCTCAATAGGCGCGACTTTGTATGACTCGTCTCGCCAGGGCTGGATTGAGTGGGCCGCCGGATGTAAACCAATCATCATCACCGAAACCAAGGAGGCGAGAGGCCCGGCCGATCGTTTCGTTGGCGGCACGGACGTCCTCAAGGCACTGGTCTGTGACCACCCATTCGCGCAACTCGTCGGTGTTCGATATGTCCTGGCTGAAGACATCAACCCGTGTTCGCCGATGAGGTGTCTCGACATTGCCGAGTTCCGCGTGCAGCGGCTTCACCCGTTTGATGCGACTGTCACGGAGTACGGGCCGCAACAAATGGCGGAGTTGATCCTGTCTTGGCATACGGCCGGAACCGAGGCCGTAAAGAAGGGCCGCCGCGCCTTTATCAGCGTAGACGCGGCGGCACGACCAACGGGCACATACGGCGATTTGCCGTTCTAGGGCCCGCGAGGCACGGATGCCGAAGCAATACGTCAAATTCAGGGTCGGCTTCCTCGATCATCTCCCGATGTTCGCCGCGTTCCCCGACGCGCTCGTTGTATACAACTGGTGCCTGCTTCAAGCCCCGATCAGCGGGCCGGAGGCGGGCTGTGTGCGCGTCAATCAGCACCATCTTGCCGAGGTCTGGGGCTGGTCCCGCCCGCGCGTCACGCGGGCTCTGAAGTGGCTGCAGGAAAAGCCCGAGCGATCCCACCCGCTCCTGGTCCGCGTCGAAAAAGGCGCGCGCAATCGTCCCGGCAAATACGTTATCCCGCGCTTTGAAACCACCGAAAACAAGCGCCGATTCGGTAACGGAGCCGTACCGAATCCGCCGGGATTCAGTTCAGACTACGTAACGCAGAGGAACCGAATCGCCCGATTCAGTTCAGACTACGTAACGGAGAGGAACCGAAACATTAATAAGGAACGCGCGCGTCAGAAAGAACGAGAAGAAGAAGAACAAGAGGGGGTCGCAAGCGACGTGTATGAGAAAGCCGAGTGGATCACTGTCCACACCGACGACGAGGCTCGCCAGGCGCTGCTCAGATTCAGAGGGTACGCCCAACTCCCCGAGTCCATGCGGGAGCAGGCCGTCGAGACGGCGATGAAAAACCTGGAGTTCTACAAGATCCGATACGCACCCGACGACGACGACGCGAAGGCGGTGGGCGATTGAACATCCTCGGCGTCGATCCCAGTCTCGAATGCGGGATGGCCTTCGTGCGGACGGACGGGCCAGAGCTGATCGCGTCCACCTGCATACACCCAGGCAGCGCCATCACCGGAGACGATCGGCTGGCATGGATCACGTCCACAGCCCAGAACTGGGTGCATCGCCTGCGGCGGGACAACTGGCTGGCCCTCGACGCCATCGCCATCGAAGTCCCCAGCGTCGGCCGTCAGCGCGTCAGCCCGCTGCAATGGCGTCTCGTGGGCCGCCTCGAAGAGATGTGGCGCGACTGGCCCGTCCTGTTCGTGAGCCCGTCGCAAGCGAAGCTCGCCGTCGGCCTGAAGGCACGCGAGGCTCGCAAGCCCGTGGCCGAAGTCGAAGCCCTCGTGAACCTCTCACCGCTCTCACCCACGAAGTACGTGCGTGAAGCCGTCGCCGATGCCATCGCCGTGGCCATCGCAGCGCACGGCATCCTCGAGGCCAAGGAGTCCGCATGAATCCACGCCACCTACTCGTGTCACTCGTGCGCCTTCAAGTCGCCATCCACGAAGTCCAGACGGAGCTGGACAAGGCCGTGCTCGAACTCCAGAAACAGACGATGCCGCCAGGCGGCCATAACGGCGGCAAAGAGAGCGCGAACACCTCGCCGGTACGATCGGACCTAGAAGGCTAGAAAATCCAAGGAGTGATTTCAAAACATGCCTAAGGCACATTCTGACGACACTCGCGGGATGGCATCGAGACGGGAGCGCGTGACGCGATCACGCAAGGCAGCCATCGAGCTGTTCTGCCTTGAGTGCATGGGGGGGCAGATCCAGGAAGTGAAGCGATGCACGGCGACGAACTGCCCGCTGTATACATGGCGGCCGTGCGCGAAGTCGGCGGATCGCTAGCGTGGCGAAGCGCAAGGAGGACGCCGGGGGGGACGTCCCCGAAATGCTGCCGCTGGATCAAGTGTATTTCGACGTCAATGCGTTGTTCGATGACTTGAAAGTATACCTGGGCGTTCAGCACCTCACGCTCTTGGGGACGGCGCGGGCGCTTGGTGTCGAACGTCAGGCCATACGGCGGTTGATCCAGAACGAATCCGCGAGCATCTCCGTCGAAACATACATGCGTTGGCTGGCCTTGCTTGGCCGCCCCGTAGGCTCGTGGCTTCGTGTATGTCAGCAAGGTGACAGCGACGGTTAGCGTACGGGCGTGTATCTGTTCGCGTGAGTTCAACTCACGCGGGCGGTTGATGAGTGTGCCACGGCGGCCAGTCCGAAAACTCAGCGAACTCGAGCGAGCAGACGCAGAATGGATGCTCGCCGACGGCATGCAGCCTGCAGCCGTCGCCCGACGTCTGGGCGTGGACGTTCGTAGCCTCAACGGACTGCTGGACTCCCCACTGGTGGCCGATCTTTCACAGCGAGAGCACCTGGACTTGGTGCGCCGAGGTGCTTGGGTTCAGTACCAGCGCATGCGAACCCTTGCTGAACGACACCAGCGAGCGGTTCCAGACGACCTCAACGGATCCGCTCGAAGCAACATCGGACTTCCAGCCAGCAGTTTCGGAGACAGCGCCCGACATTTCCAGCTTGCCGCCGACCGACACCTACGAACGTACCTCGATGCCGTCCGAGCGATCGCAGAACTCGGCGGCGGCGACGGTGCCGAAGTCCGCAACCTCCATCTTTCCGTTGACGCGAACGAGCGCGGCGACCTCCCGAGCACGGCGGGGGAGGTGCTAGACGATGACGACGGCGACGACGACTGACGTGGCGTCTGGCCTGCTGCCGCATCAACGGCGCTTCATGTCTCTGGCGATGCAGCCCGACGTAGACAACGCCGGGCTGATCGGCGGTTTCGGCTGCGGTAAGACGGTGAGCGGGTGCCGCCTGGCCATCATGCTCGCGTACGCCAATCCGGGCCTGCCGGGGCTGTATGCTTGTCTGGACTACCCGATCCTGAAGGACGCGATCCTGCCCGTCTTCGAAGCCGAGCTCCACAAGCTGGGCTTCTACGAGGGCATCGACTACACGATCGATCACCGGCAAGTCTGCACGTTCCACACGGCGCGCAATGCCGAGGGCGTTGAATCCGTCGTGTACTTCCGCCCGGCAGACGGTGCCCGCAATCTCCGCAAGCTCGTCTCGAACACATACGCATGGGCCGTGAAGGACGAATCGGGCCTGTACACCGAGGACGCGCACCGCAAGATCGAAGAGCGCGTGCGCCACGGACAGGCGTCGGTGCGAATCATCGCCGACGTGACGACTCCCGAGGGCCTGGGGCCGTTGTACGATACCTACGTGACGGCTCCTCGAAAGCGTGCGGCCGCGCGTGGCGTGGATGGGCTGTGTGAGGACGAGCCGAACCGGCTCGTGCGTGGCCGCACGTACGACAATCCCCACCTCGATACCGGCTACGTGACTCGGCTGCTCGATCGCTACGATCAGCGGCTCGTGAATGCGTACCTGGAGGGCCACTTCGTCCCGATGGACGAGGGCTTGTGCTTCCGCTTCGAGGAGTGGACGCACGCGACGGTAGAGGCCGAGTACGACGAACACCTGCCGATCTGTCTGGCGTGGGACTTCAACGTCAACCCGATGTCGGTGACTTTGAACCATGTGAAGCCTGCGGGTGCGGGTGTGGACGTGTGGACGTTCGATGAGATCGTGCGCCCGACGTCGCACACTGAGGACGCCTGCATGGCGTTCCTCGAAGGCGCGACAGCCTCGGGGCGCGGGTACGCGGATCACGTCGGCGGCATTCAGATCTACGGCGACGCCAGCGGGCGCAGCCGATCGACGAAGGCCCATCTGACGGACTACGACATCATCGCCGACCAGCTCGGGCACCTGCCGGACTATCGCGAGATGTTCCCGCTGCACAATCCATCGCAGCGCGAAAGCATCAACACGTTCAACGCCCTGCTCCGCAACGGCCATGGGGAGACGTCCTACCGAATCCACCCGCGTTGCGTGGAGACGATCAAGAGCTTGCAGACGACGCGGTACGACGATCGCGGCGGGATCTACAAGGGCGAGGACAGCTACGAGCATCTGACGGACGGCCTACGGTATCTGGCGTGGGAGGCCGCACCGATTCACGACACGTTGCGGCGCGGAAGCGAGCGGGCGAGGGGGCGGCGTCGTGTTTGACGAATTCGCAGCGGGCGGCATGTATCCGCGTCCCGAAGACGCGAAGCGCCTGGAGCGGTACCGCGTGGCGCGGTGCATTCGTGACGGCCGCCACGCAGATCTGCCCGAAGCCAAGCGCGCTCGCCTGAAGCTGCGCGACTCGAATCGGACGGCGGGGCCGTTGGGCCTCAAGGGCGAGGGCATCGTCTTTTTCGTGTACAACCTGCCGTCCCTGATCGTGCGCAAGCGCATCCAGCTCCAGATGCTCCAAACCCCGCTTGTCCTGATCGACGACAAGGACGCGGAAGAGGACTTCCGGGGCGAGCTGCGGGACGGCGTGCCGGAGCTTTGGGCCCGCATCAAGGACGGGCTGGAAGACTCGTATTGGTACGGGGACGGCCTGCTGACGGTGACGAAGGGGGCGGACGGCGGCCCGCTGGACGTTCGCAGCGTGGACCCGTCGCGCTGGTTCCCGGTGATTGATCCGAACGATCCGCTGAACGTGCTTGCACATCAGTTGGCGTGGATCGAGGACCACGACGAGGGCCGGGAGTCCGTCGAGTTTCTGCGTGTTGACGTTTGCTACCCAGGCCGCATTGAGCGCCGTGCGTTTCGTTTGAAGGGCAAGACGGCGGCCAGTGGCGACGGGCAAGAGATCGCCGCCCAGGTGGATCTCGGGCTGCACTGGGAGGGCCTCGCGGAGATCGACGAAGCGCCGGAGCTGGACGGCCTCATGTCCTGCGTGCATCTACCGAACGGCCGCCTGCACTCCTATTCAATCTTTGGCCGTCCTGAGTTCAGCGACTCCGAGGGCCTGCTTCACGACATCGACTGGCGCTTGAGCACCTGGAGCGAAGCGAACGATCGGGTGGCGCATCAGGCCGAGATCGTGGACAAGGCTTGGCTCGGCAAAGACGAGAACGGCGCGACGTACACGACGAATCCCTACCACCGTCAGTTCGTGAGCCAATCTGCAGGACGCACGGCGGAGTCGGCGTTGCCTGCGTATCGCGAATACAAGTACCAGGCGGACGCGCTGGAAGCCCAGTTCAACGCGGCCATTATGGCGTTGCTGATCCGCCACGAGACGGCACCCTCGCTGTTGGGCTTGGAGACGGGCAAGCAGCGCGAGAGCGGCGAGGCGAAGGCCCTGGGCATGTCAACGACTGAGGCGCGCGCCCGCGAGGATCTCATGGTGACGGCACCGCGCGTCAATCGCCTGCTGACGGCGGCGGCTCGATTGAGCGGGCGTGCGGTGGACGTTTCGACGCACTGGCGCGTCGGCCTGCCGAAGACTGAATCACAGATGCTTCAAGAAGTGCTCGCGAAGAAGAACGCGGGCCTGATGACGAAGAAAGACATGCTCGAGGCGCTGGAGCCTCACCTGACGGACGAGCAGATCGAGGCGCGGCTGGCCGAGTTGGAGGCCGAGCGCGAGGCGGATCTGGCGGCGATGGATTCTGACTTCACGGCCCGGATGGGCTGACCCGACGCCGGGGCACGGGCGAAACACCCAACGCGGGGGAACGCGCGACCATGACCGAAGAGACGACGACAGCGACGAACGAAGGCACCGAGGGCACGGGTTCGGCACCCGATACCAATGCCGCAACGCCTGACGGTGACACGACGGAGAAGAACGCGGAGGCGGGGCTGAAGGCCGCGCTCGCTGCGGAGCGCAAGAAGCGCCAAGAGGCCGAGAAGGCCGCGCAAGAGTTCGAGGAGTTCAAGCGCAAGCAGGCCGACGAGGCGGCGCAGAAGGCGAACGACGTCGAGAAGTTCAAGACGGAACGCGATCAGTACGAGGGCGAGGCGAAGCAGTGGCGCGAGTACGCCACGAAGAAGCTGGAAGCCATCGGCGAATCGCTGGATGAAGTCGGGCAAGGCGTCCTCGATGCGCTCGGGGATGACGTGAGCCTGGCGAAGCGGTTGGCGATCGCGGAGCAGTTGTCGTCGCAGAAGAAGGCGGAGCCCGGATTCGGGACGAAGGGCGGGAAGTCATCGGATGAATCTCATGGCTTGATTCCGTCCGAAGCTCGAACGAGCCGGGCTGCATACGATCAATGGCTTGCAGGGATCACGGCTTCGGGCGATCCGGCCCAGATGTCCGTGCTGCTGGACAGCAAGAAGCGACAGCAGCTCGAGCGCGAGGCCCGCGAGCTTTTCGGGTAGTAACACGGCCGCAATGCGCGGCAAGGGGGGGTTGAACAATGGCGCGAGGTGCAGCGAACACGACCAGCACTCAGGCTGATGCCATTGATGTAGTCGGCGCGGCGGCCGGGATCGCG